TATACTTTTTTATTTGTGCCATTTTTAGGGTTCCCTTGTTTAAAGTTTGTTTATATAAACCGGTATAGTTATTTATCTGAAATCGTTGATTGACACCCATAAAAATATGCTGTATAATTCTGTTATGAATGAAAATGTCAACTGGGAATATCGTGTACTGTCTGATGTGAACAACTGTATTTATGGTATTCACATGGTCTATCTGAATGAGCAGGGTGTGCCTGTGTCTTACGATGAGTCTCCTGTCAGCGTATCAAGCGATACTGTGGAGAATTTGAGTTACACCATGATACATGCTATGAGTGCATTTACCAAGCCAGTGTTACCATATGACTACTTTAACCCCACAACAGATACAATCAACACAGCCATGGAGATACTAAAAAATGAGCTTTGATCAGACTATTCAGCGTATGGGTTTTTGTTGTAAATACATGCATGAGGATCAGACACTGCCCAAGAAGGTGCTCATGGAGATGCAACAACAATACACAGAGAAAAACACCACTGTGGCCTGGTGCAACAGACAGGAACGTGCCACAGCAGAGGAAAAGTTACTGGGTATTGTGGAACACAACATGGCCAGTGCACTGAATTTGGTTAAATACGTGGGTACACTGCCTGCAAACAGAAGGATGGTTAGACTTGGAAGCAATCAAATACCCATGGCTACGCAAGAAGATTGGCGATATCTGTGGCAAGACCCCAGTAACAGAGATTGGTTGGCTAAAGGATTTGCCCTGGTGGGCCAAGCCGCTCGTGCTCTTGATGTTCGCATTAGTTTTCATCCCGGGCAGTTTTGTGTTCTTGCTAGTGATCGTCCAGATGTTGTTGAACGCAGCATAGACGAGTTCGAGTATCATGTGGATATGGCACGTTGGATGGGTTATGGCAAACAGTTCCAGGACATGAAGATCAATGTGCATATTTCCGGCAAACAGGGCGCAGAGGGCATCATTAACGTGTTGCCACGTCTTAGTCCAGAAGCCCGAAACACCATCACAATCGAGAACGACGAAATGTGTTGGGGTCTGGACGAAAGTCTTAAACTGGTGGATCATGTGGCGCTGGTACTGGATATACACCACCACTGGATCAGAGATGAGGAATACATACAAGCAGATGATGAACGTGTTAAAAAAGTTATTGATAGCTGGCGCGGTGTTAGGCCTGCTATGCATTATAGTTACAGCAGAGATGAATGGTTGGATCAGTCGACCCTGTTCCACGGTGAGCACGATACCATGTATGACCTCGCCCATTTGATTCACAGTGGTGCTAAGAAGCAAAAGCTCAGAGCACACAGCGATTTCTTCCCCAATGTGGAGGCCAATGCCTGGGCACTGAGCTTCTGGGACAAGTTTGATATTCAGTGCGAAGCCAAAGCAAAAAATTTGGCTACTCAACAATTGTTTGAGCAGGCTATATCCAGTGGCATGATACAGCATGCGGCTTAACGTTTTTTGTCCAAATAGCGATACACTATTTCGAACTGAAACAAAGTTTTGCAGACCATTTGGCGGCCTGGACGTCATGGTGGCATTTCATGATCAGTCGGTTTTCAGTCTGACTGATCAACCACACCAGGCAGACATAGTGGCTTTTGGCTACCATGGTGAGTTTCAGGATTCAGATGCAACTGACGTGCAAAGGTTTATTCATCAGTTTCCAAATGCCAAACTGTTTGTGGACATGATCAACTTGATGCACGTGGGCGAGGGAGTTTCCAATCACAATGTGTTGATAGACAACTCAACATTTCTCAAACAGATGTTTGGTGATGCCAGACTGCTATACCTGCACACAAATCACGCAAGTTGCGAACTGGAGTCAAGGCCTTATTTACGTTACACAGACTACTTGTGGAACAGGCACACATTGTTTTACACTGACCATGATAATCGTGCATTTAATGCAACCAGCAGTGACATAATGAATCATTGGTACCCTACGTTAGCAGTGGACAGCAATGGACAAGAATATGTAGATAAAACCATGTACGAACTACCAGATATTGATTATGCTATAAATGGTCCGCATGCAGATGAAATTCTGGAAAATAATAATGTGTTAGTTAAAAGTTTCCTGTCACTTAACAGCACTAGAAATAGTGTGGGATTGAGATCAGAATACACTGGGTTTCAGATGGCAGAAAATCCTGGACACCAGTCACATCCCAGAGATTTTTTTCGTGTGGAACTGATTAAGTTGTTATCTGGTTATCCTGGTTATTTGTCTGATCCCGGCAGAGGAACTTTTTTGGTGGGACACGGTGAATCACAATACCAGCGAATGAGGCCTCAGATTCTGGGTTATGGAAACCTGGGCTGGACACCTGCGCATAATGCATACTATGACAATACCGCAGTGAGCATATATGTGGAAACACTGCTAAATGCTGGTAGTGACCAAATGACTGTACGTACCATAACAGAAAAAACCTGGGAACCGCTGATCAAAGGACACTTTGTATTACCCTTCGGTACACAGCATCTGGTGGCTGATTTGCAACGCATATATGGTTTTAAAATGGCGCCATTTATAGATTACTCTTACGATGGATTTGAGGACGGACTGCAACGCTGGACAACCTACGCTATAGAGGTGAAACGATTACTGGGCCTGGGCGGAAAAGAATTGTTTAGGCTAAAGCAACAACATGCAGATATTTTACAACACAACAGAAACATCATGACACAGGGCTATCGCCACACCGTGGGCAACGCAATTTATCACTATTGCCATGAAAGCTGCCAAAGCCCACTGTTTCCCGAGGAGGTTATGGATGCCCTTCGCAAGTAATACGATCAAAGTTTTTAACTCGCCGCCGCTTGACCTGGAAAAATACAACAGCGATAGGTTTACTTTGTGCAACGGGTTGGATGTTTTGGTGCCATTCAGTAATGAGATTTTCGATTTTACCAGAGACCCTCACCAAGCAGAACTTGTGGCATTTATATCTCGTATTGGGCCTGAACAACTATCAAACCCAGCTTCTTGCTTGCCTGAAACAAGAGAGTTCAAGAACCATTTCCCCAATGCAAAATTGTTTGTGGATTGCCGGCATTTGCAGCACATTGCTGAAGGTGTGTCTGATCGCAATTTGGCCCTTAAAGAAATCAATTTTTTAAAAAAGGTATTCGGGCATAATGTGCATGTTATGATGCTGGTTACAAACATGCTGTTTCACAATGCTCCACAAGATTCACAAATTTATTTTACTGATTTTTTGTGGAACAGACAATTGTTATTTTACAAGTACCAACCTGATTGTGTGTTTGAGAGCGGACAGGAAGATTTTGCTAATCATTGGTATCCCAGCATGGCATATGATTCAGAAACTAAAAAAAGTTACTGGGACAAAACCATGTACAGCCTCAATGACATAAGGGCGTCTCAATCACCACTGGACGAACGACCACTAAGTAATCCTGATTACATAATGCGTGGATATGTGTCACTCACCAGAACCAGAAACACACAGGGTACCCGATCAGAATATACTGGCTACCAGCTGGAAGAAAACATCATTGGTGGTGACGGAGCAGAAGTGAGAGATTATCTGCGCACACAACTAGTGAATTTGTTAAGGCATTATCCAGGATATCTGGGAGACTCCAGTTCTGGGGCAATGTTGGTGGGGCAGGGCGACACACTGAATCAACGAGTGCATGAGCACATCAAGGGCGTAGGATCTCTGGGTTGGACACCTGCGCACAATGCATATTACGAAAACAGTACAGTGAGCATATATGTTGAAACTCTGACATATCATGAACAGCAGGTTTCTGGCATCACAGAAAAAACCTGGGAGCCAGTGATCAAAGGACACTTTATTTTACCTTTTGGTTATGCCGGCATGCCACGAGATTTACAGGAACACTATGGTCTCAAACTGGCACCGTTTATCAATTATGATTATGATTCAGCTGGTGTTGATCTGAAAAGGTGGGTAATGTATTTGGCTGAGGTGAAACGTCTGCTGAACTTGGGTCCTAGAAAGTTGTATGAGCTAAAGCAACAACACATTGACATACTTGAGTATAACAGACAGGTTATGCTGGACACAGGTTACCGCGACACCGTGGAGGAAGCCATAAAACGGTACATGGTGCACCACCAGTGTTTCCAGGACAAGACCTTGAAATAGCATAAATATCGCTATTGCGAGGGAGATACAACTGTGCAGATCACCGAAATCAGCAGTGACAGACGTCAAATGCTCAGAGACATAAAACAAGAATCACCAAGCATTACTGCTGCCGTAGAAGTGGGAACCTGGCGTGGAGACTTCTCGGTCATCATGATGGAAATTTTAAAACCGGAACAGTTTTTTGCAGTGGATCCTTATGCACTGTTTCCTGGAATGGTAAGTGCACCGGGCAGCGAGTATGGCACACAGGACAGTTTAGATCAGTTGGCAGGCAGAGTGTCCGCCAGACTACAGGCCCTGGGCGGCAAACTGATTAGAGATAAAAGTGTGGGCGGCGCCACGCAATTTGCTGATAACTCTCTGGACATGGTGTATATTGACGGTGATCACACATACGCTGGTGTAGTGCAAGATATTAAATCTTGGTGGCCCAAAGTTAAAGCAGGTGGGTATTTGTGTGGCGACGATTATGGTGCAGGCAAAACTGGCAAAGGCTTCGAGTATGGTGTAGTAGAAGCAGTTGGCGAATTTGTGCAGGAGCACAATCTAGATTTAAAAATTTATCAATCCGGTCAGAGTCAATGGCTTATTAAAAAGGCATAGCATGCGCCAGGTTCATAATTATCTACACATTCCCAAAACTGGCGGCACTGCAATGAAATATGCACAAAAAGAGCATAACTCCGCCGATAAGTCTCAGCCTAAATTTAATTTACCCAGTGGCGGTCATAGTCAAAGACTGCATAATATGAAAAATGCATGTTTTATTATACGCCATCCCTGGGAAAGATTTTGCAGTGGATTCTGGGAGCGTATCACAATGCCAGAACGCAGAGAACTCAGCAAAACAGAATACAAGGATATCGAGGGATTTGGATACAAGGATTACACGCCACTGGAAAAAGAAATATTTTCAAAGTGCAAAACTCCAGACGAATATCTCACCTATGTGCGGGAAGGCGGAAAAACAGAAGGCGCCCAACCTGGATTGTTTGAGCTTACAGCCAGCATGACCACTTGGTTGGGAAATTTGCAAAATTTCCAGAAAGCAGAACACAACATACGTTTGGTATTTCACATCAACAACCTGGACCAGGTGATGAAAGAAATATACGATGTACAACTACCGCAGGATCCTTTTAGAAAACGAAGTCGTCAACTGTTTAGCCGGCCACAAACTTATTCCATAAGCCCGTCAAATCGTGTGTGGTTTGAAAAGGAGTTCCGCAGACAGGATTATGAATTGATTGCTTATATCAAAACCAGGCCCTACTACTATGTCTAATCTGTTAGTGAGTAAAAATTATACAGTGATCGATCACACCAAGTGGTACAACGATCGCAGTCACAATTCTGATCAAATGGTTTCAGGATATGATCAGATGGAACTGTTGATGACTGCCAGTGCGCAAAGGCATCTGCAGGACCTTGATGAGGTGATTGTTCACCGCGGCGAAGCAGAAAATATACGTGAAGTTTTCCGCATCCATTTTCAGGAAATACATGAATTGTGGAAACAGGGCCATGATATATTATATTGTGACCTGGACGTGCTGTTCATGAAGCCTGTGAAGTTTTTCGGAGAACATAACCTGTTCAGCATGTTCAATCTGACTGACCCACCGCGTACAGTGGATCAACACTATGGGGTGTCTTTTGATTTCTTTTTCAACTGCGGTATCAGATACTACCCCAAAAACATGGATCAGTCAGTGTGGGACTTGGGTTTTGAAATGCTGGATAACTGGAATCCAGATCGCTGGGACAGTGAGCAGGTAATATACAATGCCATGATGTATCATCAGGATACTGATCCTCAAAAATATTACGACCCCAGAAAAGCATTTCAGTTGTTGCAATATCCTACAAATCATCCAGCAAATCAACGTTTTAACCAGATTGATTTGTCAGAAGCAGCCGTTGCCCATTTTCATGGTAGTCGTGATACTACAGGGAGACTTGCAGCGATGAAACGGCTATCCGAATCAGATAACCAGACATTGGTGTTATAAAATAAGGCGCCTATTTTATAGTAGTGGGACAGTCTTTAGTCTGAAGTTTCCTTCCACTATCTAGCGTATTCTAAGAGGGACGCAATTACTATTACTTGTCGAACCGAACATGTTACTGTCCACAATGTTATTTAACTGACCCTGTGGAAAACTGCCCAGAAATAGTGGATTTTGCCCCAAAACCTCAAAAAACGTGTTGACACAGCCCTGAATCACAAGTATAATATACACATAACTGAGAGGAATCACATGTTAATTCAAAAACCCATTGCAGAAAACGATGTTGTAACACTGAAATTGCTGACAGGAGAAGAAGTGTTGGCAGGATTCATCAGATACAACGAGACCAGCATCACAGTAAAGAGACCCAGTACCATTGCCAGCGATGGGCAGGGCATGGGCATTGTTCCCTGGATGATGACCAGCAGAAGCGATACTGTGGACATAAATAAAAGTGCAGTTATTGCAATAGCACTCACAGAAGAAGACATAGCAAAAGCATACACAGAGACCACATCCAGTATCAAACTTGCATAAACCGGGAGGAGCATTGCAATGGGTATACATGTTAGGTATAGTCTGTTTTTTATATTGCTGTCAGTTTTGTGTACAGCAGTCTTTTTATCAATCGTAAATTCCAAGCCAGAACCCCGCCCTGCATTTACTGTGGACTACATTGTGGTAGAAAATGTGCCAGCCACAGTGGCTTTGCGTATATCAGAACCAGAACCAGTTAAAGCTTCAGAACCTGACGTGGACGAAGATGAGCTCCAGTGTTTGGCTAAAAACATTTACCATGAAGCACGTGGCGAGAGTCGTGAAGGCAAACTTGCTGTGGCATGGGTAACACTGAATCGTGTGCACAGCAGTCGCTTTCCAGACACCATCTGCAAGGTGGTGTACCAGACAAAATACTCCAAGTGGTGGAAAGAACATCACAACAGGTTGGTGCCAGTGCGCAACCAATGTCAGTTCAGTTGGTACTGTGACGGTCTCAGCGACCGTATTCAGCTGACCACTGTGGAAGGAGAGCCCATTGTGAAAAACGTTCAAGCCTGGGCAGAGAGCCAGGAGGTGGCCATGCAGGCCATGTTGGGCGTGTTAGAGGACAACACTCAGGGTGCCACTTTTTATTACAACCCTGATCTGGCAGATCCCTACTGGAAAAATCATTTTGAATACACTGTGGCTGTGGGCGACCACAGGTTCATGAAAGCCAGTTACTAGTGATAAATACTGTTACTACACACAGGAGATAGTAACAGTGAATATCAATAACAAATACGATGTCAAAATCCTAAAAGTGGTGGATGGCGACACTGTGGACGTAGACATCAATTTGGGTTTTGGTGTCTGGATCACAGACGAACGAGTTCGTATTATCAACATAGACTGCCCCGAGTCACGCACCAGTGACAAAGTTGAAGATCTTTTTGGCGAAGCTGCCAAATCCAGACTGAAAGAATTGTTAGAGCATGGTGACATAAAACTGATCACCAAAGAAGATCGCAAAGGCGAAGACATGAAAGGTAAATTTGGCCGCGTGTTGGGAGACTTTGAAGTATACTACCACAGACAGGATCGCTGGTGCACAGTGAGCGACATTATGGTAGAGGAAGGTCATGCTGTGGCATATTTTGGCGGCAGCAAATCAGAGATACAGGCAAAGCATCTGGTGAACAGACAAAAGCTATTACGCGAAGGGACTGTATCGCAAACAGATTACGATGATGCTGTTGAGCTCATGGAATCTAAAAAATCCTAAAATTTGGTTGACAACGCCTAAATAGAGTGTATACTGTACACAGTGGATGGATTCAAGGCGTCGACCCACTATAAATATTCCGCACTTGAGGGTGGCCTTCTATTATACTTTATAGGAGACTAAAATGGGGCAGTATTTCTCAACTAAGCATTACGGACACAACATTGGATTAAGTGCTGTGTTTCGTCAACCTCATGCAGATCATTCGCATTGTAGTTTGTTGCATGGATACAGTTTAGCATTCACGTTCACTTTTGGGTGTGATGACCTAGACAATAAAAACTGGGCTGTGGACTTTGGTGGACTCAAACCACTCAAGCAGTGGTTAGAAGATACATTTGATCACAAAGTTGTGGTTGATGCGGCAGATCCTAAATTAGAGGATTTGCTGGAACTTCAAGAAAAGGGTCTAGCAGAAATCGTTATCCTACATGGAGTGGGTGCAGAGAAGTTCGCAGAACACGCATTTAACTTTGCAGACAAACTGGTTCGTGACATGACCAACAATCGTTGTTATTGTGTGCGAGCAGAGTGTGCAGAGCATGGTGCTAACTCAGCAATTTATCAAAGGTAACCAGGCGTCACTGTTTGCCTGCTGACGAGCAATAACAGTGCTAACTATATGAGACTATACAAGAGTTGAGTATTAATAGCCCTGGCTGACGAGTCCGGGCTATTTTTCTATCAGAACTTCTTCCATTTTCTCTACCAGGTATTCTGCCCAGTGGTCATTTTGTAACAGCAGTTTTTGATTGTGTGTCAAATGATCTGTGTCAGGATCTTGATACAGTTTTTCCGTTAGTAACTCTACATGAACATCAGGGTCACTGTGCTCGTAATCGTCAGTTTCTATCCTGAAACCCAGACTGCGTAACTTGGAACCATAACCTTTGCCTGCGTAGCACAAAGGAGGATTCTGTAACATGAATGCCTGAAATATCTTCTCTGTGAGTTCCACTCTGTCCACAAAACTTTCACTCACTATGTGCCATTTGTAGTCTGTGTGTTTGAGAAGCAGCAGATCGTGATGGCTCTTGTACCATTCTCCAACCAATCTTTTGGGCAGTATCTGATCATGATAGCGGCAAAACTTGGCAGTGAGTGGGTCCATTGCATCCAGATCCATTTTGCTTCGGTGATAGGCATATTCGATCTTTCTGAGATCAGGAGTTTTACTCACACTACCAGCCAAACTCCAGTTGGCTCTGTTTAATAGTCCTTTGTGCCACATGGTGGCTAACAGTTTCACTCTGTGGTTTCTGGGTTTGAAGCAGTTAACCAAGATATCATTCTTCATCAGATTTTTTTCAGGTATAAAATTATTGGCTTGATATTTACTACTGATAAAGTACAGATACAATGGGAGTTGAAGTCTGCGAAAATTATCTGGCAACTTTAAATTGCTGTTGACCTGCCAATTTTTCGTGGTTACATGATTACCCATACTGCTGTCCATGAACACTGTGTTTTTAAACACACTGGTTATCTCCAGTAATTGACCCACCAGTGCGCCCAGTTCCATGTAATCAAAAATTATTATATTATGGTTAGCACACAGTTCTTTTACCTGGTTGGCATCGGGCCATTTGATCAATGTGTGACAGTCTATCTCAAAATACACATTGGGGTCGTATTCCAGCTTTAACACTTCCTGCAGATCAATGCCCTCAGGCCAATACTCACAAAATTTCAGTCTAGTATTATTTTGGAAATGCTCACCATAATAGGCGTACACATGCTCAGACAGTTCGTCCCATGCACTGCCGTCTTTGGTTTTGGGTATGCTGTCCTTCACGAATAAGTCTGTTATTCCTGCACAGAAACAGTTTGCAGGTTGCCAAAGACTGCCGCTTTCTGCTGGTTTACTGTCTATGCTGTGTATTCTTTCTATGTGCATAACTGATAATTTATGATCTGTGTATCAAAATAGCATAAATACGGGTATGATATTTGGTTTTCTTACATTATTTATAGCACTATCTATCGCAGGCGTTGCAGGATGGTTCAGTATCGTGGGCCTTATGGCCATATTCAGTGCGGCTGCCTTGCCCATTGCTATCATGGCAGGCACACTGGAAGTGGGCAAATTGGTCGCGGCCAGCTGGCTATATCGTTACTGGCACGATACCTCCTGGTGGATGAAAACTTATCTGACTGCCGCAGTAGTAGTGCTAATGCTGATCACCAGCATGGGTATTTTTGGTTACCTCAGTAAAGCTCATCTGGATCAAGAAGCCGTGGGCGGCAACAATGAATTGCAACAGCAACAAATACAATTGCGTATAGATCGTGAGCAACGTAAAATAAACGATGCCAACACTGTGATCGCACAGTTGGACCAGGCGGTACAAACGCTGATAGATTATGATCGTATTCGTGGTCCACAGGGTAGCATAGCAGTACGTGAAAGCCAAAGTGGTGAACGTGAACAACTTAACAGTGTGATTGATACAGCCACTGACAAAATTGCAGAGTACCAGGATCAATTACTGCCCTTACAACAGGAGCAGATGCAAGTAGAGCTCAAAGTGGGCCCACTGAAATATGTGGCTGAATTAATTTATGGCGAATCTGGTGAGTCAGTTCTTGACAAGGCTGTGAGATTGTTTATACTTATGCTGGTGTTTGTGTTTGACCCACTGGCTATTATCATGGTGATAGCTGCTAACCAGACACTAATGCGTTATGGAATCAACTTGGAAAAATCAGGACCTGATACGGATCCAGAGCCTGAGCCAGATCCTGAACCAGAAAAAATTGATTGGGATCATGCTCCACCAGTCAAGGAAAAAGAGCCAGTGGAGCCATGGCACAATGATCAACCCAGTGCCGTGGATGATGCAGCCACAGCAATGATGGAGAGTGCTGCCAAAGACAAACAGATCGCAAAACTTAAAAGGGAGCTCAAAAAGAAGCCCAGAGAGATCGAAGTTGTCAAAGAAGTGGAAAAGATTGTGGAAGTACCAGTTGAAGTCGAAAAGATTGTTGAAAAAGAAAAAATCGTCGAGAAGCCAGTGGAAGTGGAACGCATTGTAGAGGTTGAAAAACTGGTAACGGATGACGAGAAAATAAGCGAGCTCGCCACAGAGGTGGAGAGATTAATCAAAGAGTTGGATGCAGAAAAAAATCGTAATCAGGGAAAAACTACTCCGGCGCATATAGCTAAAATACTGGCTAATAGCGAACTAAACAAGGAAGATTTGAGCGAACAGGAAATTTTAGAACTATTAGAAAAAACATCTGAAGAGGATGTAAAGCGCAAAATGGGTTTTTGGGCTGTACCATTACCCAGGGATGACAATGATAACCAAGTCAACCAATCCAAAAAGTATATACAGAAAAAATAATTCACTGGTGGTATAATGTCAGATGGCAATCTAACATGCAGCTTCTGCGGCAAAGGTCGCAGTAACGTAGACAAACTAATTGCAGGACCCAGCGTATACATTTGTAATGAGTGCGTGAAACTGAGTTATGAAATCGTTGTGGGCGATTTGGGACATACAGTAGACGACAGCCCAGCTGATTATGACTACTTGCCCAGCCCCACAGAAATTAAAAGTCATCTGGATGACTGGATAGTGAGCCACGATCGCACCAAACAGTTACTCAGTGTTAGTTCGTATAATCACTACAAAAGAATACGACACAATTCCATACGTCAGAACAGTGCTCATGACTTGGAGCTGGAAAAAAGTAACATACTGCTCGTGGGTCCAACTGGTACAGGTAAAACACTGTTTGCAAAAACACTTGCTAAAAAACTAAATGTGCCATTTGCCATAGCAGATGCCACCACACTAACCGAAGCAGGATATGTGGGTGAGGATGTGGAGAGTGTGCTGGAGCGTCTACTAGTAACTGCTGATTTTGATCTGGAGCGAGCACAACAGGGAATCATCTATATTGACGAGATAGACAAAAAGGCTCGCAAGGGAGAAAACAACACCAGCACAAAAGACGTGAGTGGTGAAGGTGTGCAGCAGGCACTGTTAAGGCTAATTGAAGGCACCACTAGCAAAGTCAAAGTCAACAGCAGTAAAAAATATTCAGAGGAATACATCGAGTTTGATACCAGTCAGGTTCTGTTTATACTGGGCGGTGCATTTGTGGGCATCGAACAGATAGTGGAAAATCGCATGCGCAAGAGTTCTGCTATTGGCTTTGGTGCTACTGTTATGACAGATGCTGACCGTGAGCGTCTGTCCTTGTGTATCACACATGATGACATAGTGGAGTACGGTATGCTCCCTGAGCTTATGGGACGATTACCGCTGCTGGGCTTACTGGAACAACTTAACGAAGACGATATGTACCGTGTGATGACATCTGTGAAAAACAGTGTACTGGACCAGTGTGTGGAGCTACTCAGACTGGACGACATACAACTGGTGTTTGGTGACCAATATGTACGTGACGCTGCCAAACTCAGCATGGAAAGAAAGCTGGGCGCAAGAGCCATCAGGGGCATAGTGGAAAACAGCGTGATCAACATCATGTACAGAGCCAGGGATCTTCGAGATTCTGGTGTCATAAAAATTATTTTTGATAAGTACCCAGACAACGACAACAATCATAATCCTTTATTTGTATTAGAAAATGGTGATGAAAGGATTGACACAGACTACTGTTTGTTTTAGAATACACTAGTATAACAGTACACAAGGGACACACATGAAAATCGGAATAATTTCTGGTGGATTCGATCCTATCCACAAAGGTCATATATCATATATCAACGATGCCAAAAAGCACTGCGACATACTGGTTGTTGGATGCAACACTGATCAGTGGTTGGAGCGCAAGAAGGGCAGAGCATTCATGCCATTGGCAGATCGCCAGGCAATTGTGTCGTCCTTAAAGTCAGTGGACCATGTATTGGATTTCAATGACGATGACAATTCAGCATTTGATTTAATCTTGCAGACAACTCAGCAAATTATTGGTAACCCAGACAAAGACGAATACATTTTCATGAACGGTGGGGATCGCACCAAAGAAAACATCCCCGAAGAAATCAAAGCCAAGCAAGCATCGATCAAAGTGAAATTTAAATTTGGTGTGGGCGGAGAGGACAAGCAGAATAGCAGCAGTTGGATACTGAAAAACTGGGAAAGCCCCACCACACATCGCCCCTGGGGTCATTACAGGGAACTGTATGATGGCGAAGGATACAAAGTAAAGGAACTGGTCGTCGAGCCAGGAAAAAGCCTAAGCGACCAATATCATCTGCATCGCTCGGAACACTGGATTGTGCTGGAAGGTATTGGACACCTCAAACAGGGTGCCACACGCAACATGGACGGCAGAGAGTTCTTCCTGCTTGAAGGCGAAAGTGTATTTTTGAGGACAGCACAATCACACAAATTGTCCAACCCAGGAAAAACTCCTCTGCGCATTGTGGAGGTGTGGGCTGGTGATTATCTGAGTGAGGAAGACATCATCAGATTGGACGTTGACGAAAACTACGGTAAATAGGAACACACAATGGAAAGCATGCTATTAGACGCATTACAACAGCACCTACAAGGCAAGGTTGCATACCACAGAGCAAACATCGAAGTGTACATGCGCAGCAGCGTGGGCATTGGCGAACATCCAGACATCATGGAGTCCATGGAATCTGAACTTGCTAAACTTGCCGAAGCTGACGAAAAACTGGAAACACTAAAAAAATATTTCTCTAACTAAGCCATGCCTAAACTGTTCGTTTCTGGTTGCAGTTACAGCAGTTATACTGGTGTAGATTATCCCTGGGGCGAATGCCTAGCACCCATGCTGGAATATGAATATCATCACATAGCTGTGGGTGCAGGAAATAACGATCGTACTTGGCGCATAATCGCCCGGAAAGTCATGGACGGAGAAATCACTCCGCAAGATTTAGTTGTAATACAGTATACTGATATAAATCGCCGTGAGTTTGCCGCCAGTGCAGAAACATGGGAACCACTAAAAACAGACAGTCACACAGGACCTGGTAGACCCGTTCCCTGGATATTCAAACAGCCCACACCTTTTGGCGATATGTACACCACTAACTACAAAGTGGGCAGTCACAGTTGGGTGGAGCCGCCGCATGAACAATTGCATTTGCAGTATGAAACCACCGCAGTGGATCCAGCATGGGAAAGAGAGCATTTTGCAACCCAACATGCAATGTTTACTGCATTATGCAATCAACATGATATCAGACTGATATTTTTAAATTCTCCATATGATACGTTTGACATCATGAAGGAATCGCCACCTGAACAACTGTACTACCAGAGCGAAAAAACACACTTTGTGAACAGTTTTCAGGTGCTGTGGCCGTCAGGTGCCAGAGATCAGCGTGACCCATATGATTTGGGTACAGGCCCCAATACCACAACCTGGGATAAATCACACCTGAGTCAAGTGGGGCATATCGCACTGGCTGAGGGTATTTTTCAGTATATCCAACAAAATAACGTTTGACAAACCACCATATCTGTGTCATAATACCATGGTAATTGTGATAAAGGATGCTTCTATGAGATTTATGAGTGTGCAAGACTGGGCGTATGTGATTATATCCATGCTGATGATTGTGTTATTTTCCTGGTGTGTGGGTACATATTTTGATACTCTGGACGAGTTGGCACTGGAAAACAAAGCCATGGCCACCAAGATAGTGCTCACCAACATAGGCATGGTTATATCCTATATTGTGGGTGGAGAGTTTTTTTCCAGGTTTGTGCGTAACACTCGTGGAAAACGAATTCAGGCAGAGCTCGATATGGAGAGAGCCTTTCGCAAACTAAACGGCGAGGACCATTTCTGATGACTATGCATTTGGCATCACATGCTTTTAACACAGTGCGTAAACGCAAGCATAAGCCCAAGTACACCAAAGCAAATATTGCAAAGTGGACAGAGGAATGCCGCGTGTACAACAAACAACTCAAGCAAATGGGGCAGCCCAAGTTCACACTGGAGGAGTACATCGATTATGTTCATGGTAAGGGCAAGGTGGCTAATCCTGCCAAAGATAGGTCAGCGTTTAAGCCATACGTTCCTGAACGATCGGTATACCGCCGTGGAGACACCAGTCACATACCCAGCCACGACAATGGCATAGGTGTAGCACCCAAAAAGGACAGCCAGAAGTACACAGGCACACTGATCAAAGGTATCGCCACAATGCATAAATCCAATGCCGTGCCAGTGATTGATCAAAAGCATGCTGAAGAAATAGCAAACATGAGGAGATAGACATGTCATACGAATGGCCCAGGATGTACAAGAACGAAGAGTATTATGAAAGCCAAATCAGAGATGATGTGGTGCAACACATCTGCGAACATTTTGATGTTGAAGATATTGTTGATTTAACCAGAGAGCAGTACATGGAAGTTGTCAAATATCGCGATGAAGATCTAAACGAGTACAGTGTGATGCAAGTTGGGTACAGCCTGGCACTGCATCAGTGGGAGTCAGAAAATGATTAATAACAAGTTAATTAAAAACAGTGTGCATCGTGTGATCATGCACATAGAAAAATCACTGCTACTATTTATTGTGGCAGGCACGGTGTGGGCCGCAGGTTACGACATCATGCACATGTTTACCACTAGTGGCAAAATGGCATTGGCAGATTTATTCCTACTGTTCATTTATGCAGAAATACTGGGCATGGTGGGTGCGTTTTACAAGGATCATCGTATACCTGTCACACTGCCAATCATCATTGCTATTACTGCATTGACCAGAATGATCGTGCTCACAACCAAAGGCACCCAACCAGAGTTCATATTATATGAGACTGCTGGCATTTTTATTCTGTCAGTGAGTGCGTACATACTGAGCATGAAGGACAAGCTCAGTTTGGAAAAAATGAGGTTGAGAAATGACCCGGAAACTGAAAAACTGGGTCAGTAAATTAAACCCCAAAGAAGAAAAGCGTCACCACCATCAGTGGTGGATGGTACCCCGTGGTGATGGACAGGGACAATGGTGGTGGGGCTACCAGAAAGTTCGCCTAGTGGTATTGCCTGAATCAGAAAAGCAGGCATTTTTGGCAACATTTCACAATCTAGGAAAAGAACAGGATGAGTAAGTCAGACGACATCAGAGAACAAGTATCAGAACAATTTAGTGAAAGCACCATGAGCGAAAGTAGCAAAAGCATCATGCGTGTGCGCACTGAAAGAAATCGTTTACGTCAGGAACTGGACGAGATCCAGAATCTGGTGGACGAACTTAGCCCGGCAACTCCCACGGGCACAGTGGACAGTTATGTGAAATGGGTCGCAACAGTGTTCGCTATTATGGGAGTATTTTTAATAAGTGCCGAGTTCATTCTGTACGGGCAAATCCTGTATGCATTGTCAGCTATTTGCTGGGTGTATGTGGGTTCCAGCTGGAATGACAAGGCAATCATGATAGGCAGTGCAATCACTGGCACCAGTGTGTGCATGAGCCTGGTTAAACTTTTGTCCTAAAGGAGAAATCAATGACAAGCAAAGACGTAAAGTTTGGAGACGAAGCACGTTCTAAACTGGTATCAGGTGTAAACACACTGGCTAATGCAGTGCGCACTACACTGGGACCTAAAGGCAGAAATGTGGTAATTCAGAAAGCCTATGGTGGCCCTGCTGTGACCAAAGACGGCGTGAGCGTAGCCAAAGAAATAGAACTGGAAGATCCCATTGAGAACATGGGCGCACAGATGATCAAGCAGGTTGCCAGTCGCACAGCAGACAACGCTGGAGATGGAACCACAACTGCCACAGTGCTTGCACAAGCAATTGTTCGTGAAGGGACCAAATTAGTGACTGCTGGCATGAACCCCATGGATCTCAAGCGTGGTATCGACCGTGTGACTCAACAGTTGGTCACTGAGCTGGATAATATCAGCAAGCCATGTTCTACACAGACTGAAATTGAACAAGTGGGCACAATCAGCGCCAACAGTGACAGCACCATTGGCAAATTGATCGCAGATGCAATGGAGCGTGTGGGCACCACAGGAGTCATCACTGTGGAAGACGGCAAGAGTCTGCAGGATGAACTGGAAGTGGTAGAGGGCATGCAGTTTGACCGCGGCTACCTGTCACCTTACTTTGTAACAGATCAGGAGCGCCAGGTAGTTGAACTGGAAAATCCATTTGTGCTATTGGTGGACAAGAAAGTCAACAACATTAAAGAAATGTTGCCTATCCTGGAGCATGTGGCTCAGGCAAGTCGTCCGCTTTTACTATTGGCTGAAGATGTTGAAGGCGAAGCACTGGCAACTCTGGTGGTGAACAACATGCGTGGCATTGTGAAGACTTGTGCAGTAAAAGCGCCAGGATTCGGTGACCGTCGCAAAGCCATGATGCAAGACATTGCCATTCTCACCGACGCTACACTGATCACTGCTGATATTGGATTGGAATTGGAGAAAGCCACGCAGGAACATCTGGGTCAAGCGGCCCGCGTGGAAATCACCAAGGACAACACAGTAATCGTGGACGGTGCAGGCTCACGTGATGACATTGAGGAACGCATCCAGACAATTCAAAATCAGATCGACGCAACTGAGTCAGACTATGATCGTGAAAAATTACAGGAACGATTGGGTAAACTAAGCGGTGGCGTTGCAGTTATCAAAGTGGGCGGCGCAACTGAAGTAGAACAAAAAGAAAAGAAGGATCGTATTGACGACGCACTTCATGCAACACGTGCGGCAGTGGAGCAAGGCATCGTACCTGGCGGTGGTGTTGCACTGCTACGTGCCAAGCAGGCACTCACAGCACTGGAAGTTAACAACGCAGAGCAACAAGCCGGCGTGGACATTGTGCTCAAAGCAGTGGAGAGCCCAATCAGACAGATTTGCTCCAATGCTGGCGACAGTGCTGACGTTGTGGTGAACACAATTATGGAAGGTTCAGATAATTTTGGTTACGATGCTTCCAGTGCCACATACGGAGACATGTTGGAATTGGGTATTATTGACCCCACAAAAGTCACTAAAACTGCATTGGTAAATGCAGCTAGTGTAGCAGGTATGTTGCTAACATCAGAATGTAGTATCACTGATATTCCTTCTGAAGATTCAGCTCCTGCAGCACCAGGAATGCCCATGATGTAGTATTCTGGTGATAAATAACCTTGTAACAAATCGCAGTATGCCAAATGGGTACTGCGAAGTTACATATAAATCTTGCTTAACAATAGGAGATATATTATGACAAGCAAACATCTAAAATTGACTTCTGACTTTATTAACACCCCACTTTTTAAAAATGCAGTGGGCTTCGACAGAATCCTAAACGACTTCTTCGACAACCCCTCATTTGCGAGTGCCGGTGGTTATCCTCCATACAATGTAGCCAAGATCACCAATGGTGAATCTACCAGCTATGAAATTGTACTTGCTGTGGCAGGTTTCCGTGAGGAAGACATTAACATCACTATCGAGAACGATCAATTGCACATTGCAGGTGAAAGCCCAGTGTTGGATCATGGCGACAGTTATGAGTACATGCACAAAGGCATTGCAGAGCGCAAGTTTACTCGCTCGTTCAAGTTAGCCAAGAATGTTGAGGTCAAAGAAGCAAACTTGGATAATGGCTTGCTCAAGATTGAACTGGAGCAAATTATCCCTGACGAGGAAAAACCTCGTACAATTAAAATCAACCGTACACTTTAATAACGGAGAGGGGCAGTGAACCTGCCCCTTTATATATGGCACAAACACAGACACAAATACGAACACAAGCTAATCTAAGTTACCCCAAACGATTCAATGTGATTATCTGGAATGATGATTTTACTCCCATGGAGTTTGTTATCCAGTTACTGGTGGAAGTGTTTAACAAAACAGTTGAGCAATCATCTGATATCACACTGGAAATTCACAATGAAGGCAAAGCAGTGGCAGGCGTATACAGCAAGGAAATTGCTGAGCAAAAAGCACACGAAGCCACAGTGATATCCAGGCATAGTGGTCATCCGCTGAGTATAAGTTGTGAGCCCTGTTCAGACTAATTATGGTGGATTTACTGGATAAACAAAATTTTGTCTACTACAGACAAAATCCTGAAGCAGTATTTTTTGACAATGCCAGTACCACGCACATTCATGATTGTGTCCTAGAGCAAATATTGGATTATTATTCTGGTTACCGTGCCAGCCCAGGCAGGGGAGGTTACACTGACAGTACACGTGCCACGCAGGCAGTAGAAAATAGTCGTAAACAGGTGGCTAAGTTTTTGGGTGTGTTGCCAGAACAAATACTGTTCACAACAGGAGCCACACAGGGACTAAATTGGATAGCCAAATGGAATAATCATTTGCCTGGCAACGTGATAATTTCAGAAATGGAACATAACAGTAACCTGGTACCCTGGCTCAGTCAAGGCAGAACATACCAGCAAGGCCTGGAAGTGATTGAAGGAAAATTCAATTACGACACTGTGAATGCCATTATAAGCAGACAAAAATCTGTGGGCTTGCTCAGCATGACAACCAAGAGTAATCTCACTGGCAAAACACTGGACTGGCGTATGGCCACCATGATTGCCAAAGCACATGAACAAAAGGTTGCACTGGACTTTAGTCAGAGTGTAATGATGGAAACAGACCTGTTATCTCTGATTGAGGCTCCCATGTTTGTGTCTAAAAATGTGGACTACGCAGTGTTCAGTGCACACAAAATGTTTGGACCCACAGGCATTGGTGTGTTGTATGTGCGTGAACCAGAAAGTCATATGCCAGTATACGGCGGTGGCGGCATGGTGGACGATGTGTGCTATCAGGGTTATAACATCATTGACGGACTGGATGCACATCAGGCTGGGACACCAGACACAGCAGGCATTATTGGCATGGGTATGTGTTGCGAAATGCTGAGTTGGTATGGCTCACAGTACTTGGAACGCCTGGAGCAGATTGCACAACAATTAACTGACTTGGGTTTACTGGAAATACCTGAGTTAAACTTTTTGGGGGATGCTGAAGATATCAACAATATTTTCAGTTTCACTAGCGACGTGGTTGATATCAGCGACGTTGCAACTTTGCTCAATGAGCAAGGAATAGCGGTGCGTCACGGAAAAATGTGTGCGTATCCGTTTGCAAACAGAGTGCTAAACAATAAACCTGATGCTGGAATTATGCGTATCAGCACTGCACCCTATAACGATCATTCTGATTGCGAAAAACTTGTAGACGTTTTGAAAAAAACCATACACACACTAACAGCATAGGAGAAATATATGTTTACAATTACAGTACCTGACGTGGTTTTTAAAACCAGAGTCAAAACAGATGATATGCCTGGGTTCGCTTGGAAAGATGTTACCACACGTGATTTGTTTGCAAACAAACGAGTGGTTTTGTTTAGTCTGCCAGGTGCATTTACACCCACTTGTACCAGCACACACTTGCCTGGATATGAAGCAAACTATTCAGCAATTCGTGACATGGGTATTGACGAAGTGTACTGCCTCAGTGTCAATGACAGCTTTTCCATGAACGCATGGTTCAACGGCCTGGGTATCGAAAACGTCAAAGCCATTCCGGACGGAAATGCGGACTTTACACGCCTGATGGGATTTTTGGTAGAGAAGCGTAACCTGGGCTTTGGTCCCAGAAGCTGGCGTTATAGCATGGTTGTTACAAACGGCACGGTGGAAATGATGTTCGTGGAGCCTGGTCAAACAGACAATGCTGATGGAGATCCTTTTGAAATCAGTGACGTGGACACCATGATTAGGTATCTACAGGCTGCCATGGAACGTCAAGAAAAAGTACAAGCCGACACTAAAGACGCTTAATAGCATAGATATTTGCATCTGAGGTTTCGGTCTCCAGAAAATCGCCCACCGTCATAAAGCCAGCTTTGGTATATGCGGGCAGGGCGGTTTTTCTGGGGATACTCCAAATCATCTCACACCCTTCCGCAGTTGCCTGATTTTTCAGCAAATCAAACAAACAGGCAGCAATGCCCTGTCCACGATAATCTGGGTCTACCCAAATGCCGCGACTGCGATATTCCACCTCACTGGACCTGTGCCCACTGTTCACTCCCACAATACGTTCACCATCAAACGCTGCCCAGAAGCTGGCTGGGTATTCAAATATTTGCATATCTATTTCTTTATCAGGCCAACTGTATGGCCAGGTCATAGCACTGTGTGTTTCTATGGGGCTGACCCTGTCAGGCCACAGGTGTTCCTCCCATACTGGAAGTATCTGTTCAAATGTAATTTTTGCATATTCCATGCCGCTATTTATGGTCGCTCAGGATAAATAATATTGGTTTATAGGAGACCATATTATGGAAAATTTATTTCTATTAGCACTAGCAGGCGCATGCGCCGTGGCAGTCTACTTTTGGTTGCAGAAGAGAAAACAGCCCAAGAAAGCGGTAATCATACCAGGTCCGTCCCAGAGTTTGTGGGACAGCACAGTGGCTGAACTCCTTGCCTTGGGCAGAGATGGAATGCTTGATCTATGGAGCAAACGCATCATTGCCAATGGCGGTACTTACGTACCACCCACGCTAGGCGAAGGAATGAGTGATCAGCAGATTGCTGAAGAACTAGCACAACTGGAACTGGGCGGAAGACCCTAACCTGGTGCACAGTATTTAGGCATTGTGCCTCTTAACCCGCCCAGTGCGGGTTATTTTTTGATTAGCTATAGCTCACCAATACTGTGGCAGTGCCCACAGTGGAATTTCCTTGTGTAACATACACTTTGATAGTGTTGTTCGCATCAACAGCATCTGTATACACGTAACTGGGATTGGTTGTATAAGTGTATATCTCTGCCACATCCACGTATTGTGCACCCATCAATCTGCTGGGGTTATTATCGTCGCCCACAGTGATTGTGGTGTTGCCGTCAAATGCTTGTGTAACGTCCACAACCACACTCATGGGCCTGCTTGTGCTACTAACATTCCCCAGTGTGACGTTACCGCTAGTGTGCGTTATAACGGCGCTCAGGGTCTGTGCATCAGCCCCGCCACTGTCTCTGGTGCTCACTAATGTTAAGTGCCCTGTGCTTGTTGGGTTATCCTGATTTGCAATGTATATGGCATACTCGCCATCGCCCGCGTCATCCACCAAAATAAGGTCGCCATCTCCAATATTAGCATCTGCGTATACTGCTGCTAAATTGGATTTGTGATGGGTTTTGCTAACAATATCTAATTGTGCTTTGGTTACCAAATGATTTGACTGGGTAGCATTTGCTCCAGATAGTGTAGTCAGTGTGTTACCTGTGACGTCAGTCACACTAAGTGTGCCGTCACCATTATGCTTGATATGTGGGCCCTGTTTGCCTAGTTGCAAACTATGGTTTACCCCAGAGATACCATAATTTTTATATTGCTGTGCCACTAATTGACTCTCCACCAGTTTGTTAACTATAAGTATTTATCATAAATAGCCCTTTGGCCAATCCTAGCACATAATGGAACTGCACGTTAATGAACGATAAAAATCAACTTGATCCCAAATGGGACAACCAAACGCTGGAATATGATTTACAGCGCCACAACTGGCCGGAGTTTTGGCTAAATGTTGCCAGAGAAAAATTCCCGCAAATCGAACAATTGGAAACAGTACACGAAATTTTAACGCCAGACGAAATATACGATCTGGCTAATTACTGCCAGAAAGCATGTGACAGAGAAGAATTTGCACAGCGTGTGGATGACTACTATGGTGAAGTATTGCCTGGTCTGCTGGAGCCTGATGATGAGTACATGGTACAGAGATTTTTTACCATCAGGATCGTGATACCCAACCAGGAAAAACAGGGTCGATTGTTGGCATTTCATCAGGGCATATGGGTGGGCAACGGACTGGGTTTGAGAACCATCTGGACACCGTTTACTAAATGCTATGATACCAACACCATGTGGACCATGGATTGGGATCGCAGTGACGAAATCACTAGACAAATTTATCAGGAAAAGCCCAACTACCAGGAAATACAGGACTTGTGTCGTGGTGATAGCTGGCCAGTGACACTGGGCCCAGGGCAGGCTCACCTGTTTCAACAACACCATATCCACGGCAATTATAATAATGAAACTGATATCACTCGCTGGAGCATGGACGGCAGGGTGTTGCTCAAGGGAGGTAACTTTGGTAGAAAACTTCCTGGTGGTTATTTCAGATTCCTGGGGGAACGAGAGGATAGCAGGCCTGTGGATGTGGACAAGCAATGGGTGAGTTATGCGGCTTGGAACACCAAATTTGGTAGCGGTATACCTTTACCCATGCAACGTGAAGTCATAAACAAATATTGTGCCAAAAACAACATCAAGTTGAATGATTACCAATTTGAGAATGAGTTTCTGGATTGGTTACCTGGGCTACAGGGTTACATAGAGCAAACCACAGTGGGTGGTATTGTGCTGTGTAGCATTTACAACCTGCCAGACGATCAACAACGCAGACAGGAACTTTTAGAGTTAGCAGTGGCCAATAACACACAATTGCATTTTGCCAATGAGCTGTGTAGTGTGCGTAACCAGGATGACATCAAACACATACAGCGCATTTTTGAGTTTGTGAATGAAAACACTGATCCCAACGTGGAGTTGGGCATACCAAGATGAAACTGGACTACAAGGGATGCGGTAAAATAGGATTCACCTGTAGCACGTTTGATTTGCTACATGCAGGACACATCACCATGTTAGAAGAAGCCAAACACCACTGTGACTTTCTGATTGTGGGTTTGCAAAATGATCCCACACTGGACAGACCGGACAGCAAAAATCCTCCAGTACAGAGCATCATAGAAAGACAGATACAGCTCAGTGCAGTAAAGTATGTGGACGAAATCATTGTGT